CATCAATACCCTTGTCAGTGACAGGGAAAGTCCAGTTGTCAGGATCCATCAACTTCTCATCGAAATACTCACAAACGTATTCGTCGATGTTGAAGGTGTCAAAAATGGTGGCGGTCATGTGTTTGTTTGAACTGAGGTCAGTATAGGACGAAGTGGGGTGGGTGTCAACCCCTGTTACAGAACTTAATTTTCGACTCGATCCACCGAAGCGATGTCGGCAACGGGGACCTCGTGCTCATTGGCGATCAGATACCAGGGCATGACAATGCCATGGCACTCAGGATGACCAGAGTGATGCTCGGGATAAACACGATCGCCAAGGTATTTGATCTCTGTGTCTGGGATATTATGCTCTCGCATCATCGCTTGCAGTTGCAGATGCGTCAATTCATATTGTGTGGGGACTTTCATGCTATTTCACAAACGCCTTGCTACCATAGCACAGGTGTCAACCCCCTGTCAACCCTCAGCTGGAACTGCTCTCTCGTTGATGTATGGGATAGTGCCATCTGGTTTGATGACATATGCTTTGATCCAGTGATTTTGATCAGGCAAGTTCTCTGGTCTTGGAAACCACTCGAAGCAATTATCAGTTGCCTGCATTTCTGTGTCAAAGATATAAAATAGATCTTTTGCTTCCAAGATAGCATCAATTTCTGCTTCTGGAATGATCCAATTCGAAAATTCCTCATCAACAGGATCTTTGTAGTAATTATATACTGCTGCCTTTTGTTCTTCTGTGAGTGTGTGATAGTTGTGATTATCAATCACGAGAACATACTTATTCTCATTAGCAGCAATACGAACACAAAGATCGTATACTGAGTGTGGTTGTAATGAAATTAGTGCCATCAGACCTCTCCGTTTTCAATAGAATCAAGAATTGCATCAAGGTTAGTATCAGTATTAGAGTCATATACTCTAGAAACTGGCATGTCATCAATATTTTTGACTGCGATAGAGATTGAAAGATAAGTAAGAATTCTATTTGAATACTTTTGATATACAGACTGATTTAGTAAGAAGAAGTGATTCTTATCATCATCTAAGTATGATTCTGTAGCACCAGCTTCTACTCTTTCAGCGTATTTTGTTGGTGTGATTGGGAACTTAACTTCATTAGCAGGATAACCAGCAAAATCTTGAGGGATATCTCTCAATTTTTGTCTGTATGCTGCCCACTGTGCTTTTTGCTCATCAGTAATTTGAGCATCACCAACTTGTGTCCAGTCACTATCCATAAGAAGGAACTTTCTGATCATGATCAACTTGTTCCAGTTGACAATATTGTCTCTTGCGTATGTGCTCTGAAGTTTTCTCTCTAGATCATACTCTTCAATGTCTCTAAAGTTCGTGAACTTTTCGTTTAATTGATTATAAAGACCGATGATTTCATGATCTGGAAATGGGTTGAGATCAAACTCATATGAAACCCACTTATAGTCACCTGTCTTTTGATTCCTTTGATACTTATTCTTAAGCATCTTGGCAGAACCATCTTTATAATAGATAAAACTTTCTAATTTATCTCTATCAGAGTCCCAGACAGGATAAAGAATAGGAACAATTTCATCAATCCAATATTGATCGCTGATGCTTTTGGTGATTCCATCACGCTGCATTTGCCTAGTAGTGGCATTCACATACAACGCTACTGTTTGTGTTGAGGCAAATTCTGTCATTTTACTTTATGAGCCCATCCTGTCAAAATGTATTTATCTTGAGTAAAAACTGTGTTGCCTTTGTGAACATGAGTCATGCCTGCTGGGAAAACACAAACCATGCCACGTTGTGGTCTGATTCTACGTCGTTGATATAAAAATTCAGTCTCAGCCTCACCTTCTGGCATGTCATTAAGATAGATTGTCCACACAAGTTCACGAGTTGCACTCATGTAAGAAGCATTTTCATAGTGCCACTCATGATAACCACCGCCAGGTGGAGTTCTTTGTGCTTTCACAGCATATGACATGAGTTTAACACTCAACAATTGCTCGAACTCTCTACAATAATGTGTGAGACAACACTTCAAGTAATCATTTACTGCGTTTGACAACTTTACATCATAATCATTCAAGACACAAGCAAAATCATGTCTACCAAGTTTGCCATGCTTGAACTGTTTCCTTCCCGTCTCAGAGTTGACAACTGCAGAACTTTCAAAAATTTTATCAATTTTAGAAATTGCCTGTTCACATAATTGTTTAGGAAAAAAATTATTCCAAATTCCAATAAAGTCATCAAATTCCCCCACCATCTGATCGATGGGGAAAATAAAATCATGTTCATTCATATAATTTAAGTCGCTTTGATCAAATATTTTACCCTGTGATATTTAGTGACCAGTGAAATATCGTTTTCTGGCGAAACTAGTGCTGTTGTAGAAATTGGAGTAGAAGAACTCATTTCAAAGAAACCATCAGTTGAGATCAATCCAGCAGCTGATGCAGAAACTGTCGTGACAATTTCATCTACATCAGAAATTGTCTGACCTTCCGAAGGTGTGAACACTCTAGTAGTTACGTCATCATAAAAAACAGCGAATGCAGACATACCATAATTATCTTCTGTATTTGTAGTGTTATCGTCATTTCCAGCTGGTCTTGTCTGTCTAAGGATTATTTCAATATTATTTTGTCTAATATCAGAACCTTCAGATATGATCAGATCAAATTCTCCCCATCCAACTGTTCCATCATTTGCCGTAATTACAGTGTCAAGCAAGTTTGTGGTTGTTGACCCAGTAACTCTCCAGTATGCGAGGATTCCTTCTTCTGGTGCAGCACCACCATTAAGATTAGTTCCTTTAATCATAACAAATCTCAACTTATTTGCATTAGTTAAGTCAAGAGGACCAAGGACATATTCTCTATTACCAGGACCATTAAATGGAAGATACTTAGTTGCAAGACCACCATATGTTGGAACACCTGCTCCAGATGGCATGGCAAATCTAGTATTTGTTCCTGTTCCAAGTCCAGGATTAACGGGAGTTAATTCATCTGCTTCTATATCTCCATCAGCAGAAGAAGATACCCAAATTCCACCATCAAATAACGATCCTCCAGGAACTCCAACAGCATTTGCTTCATAGTAATTACCAGCAGGAGTTGTAGTTTCTCCTGTTACTTCACCACCACCTTCAGAACCGTAGTAAGTTACCTGAACATATCCGTTTTCACCACCCTGAGCACTGTCACCACCAGATGTAGATCCAGTTCCAGGAGACTGTAGACCAGCAGTAACAGCAATGTTTTCTCCAATCAAATTGAAATTAAGTGATGCACCTTGACCACCGCCACCACCAACGGCACCATAGTTTAGAATAGTTCTGTCAACTTTGACAGCAAAATATCCACCACCACCTGCACTTCCAGGAGAACCGCCATTGCTAGCAGTAGACCATGTTGCGGTGCAATAGTTAGTTCTATATGTTGAGTCTCCACGCTTACCGCCAGTTCCACCACCATTACCATTGTGTCCAACACCAGCCTGTCCAGCAGCACCACCACTAGCAACACTAGTAGGTCCAGCACCGCCGCCGCCACCTCCACCACCACCAGAGGTGCAACCAGAACTGGTGCCATTTCCACCACCATTAAAGTCAATAGCAGAATTTTGAGCGTGTAAGTTAGTATCAGCAGCTCTATTATTTCCACCAGAATAGCAACCATCAGTGGTTCCACCACCGTTGTAACCGCCACCTGATCCGCCGCCGCCTCCGCCGCCGCCAGCACCTAGGAAAGCAGTTCCTCCATTGAAATATACACCTGAAGAACCGCCACCGCCACCAGCAGTTGCACCGTTACCCCATGCACCCTGACCACCATAACCTCCAGGAGAGGCACCAGTTCCTCCTGGTCCGACTCCAGCTTCACTACCAGTTCCAGTGTTACCATCCTTGTTATTAAATCCAGCAGAACCACCAGTTCCAAGAACATAACTAAGTGTTGATGGTTGTTGACTCAATGTAGCAGTCACTAGAGCACCACCACCTCCAGTTCCACCAATTCCACTACTGCATCCAGAGTTAAAGTTGGGGTTTCCACCACCACCGCCAGCACCAGCAATTTGAACTTGAACGTTTCTAGAAGTTTCTCCAGTTGATGGACTTGGAGCACTCCATGTTCCACTACTGTAAAAGTATTCCCATGTTCCTGCTTCTTGTGTTAAGAATGAAGTTGAGTTTCCGTCACCACCAGAACCATAAGCATTAGCTTGTCCACCACCACTAGTGGAAGCAGTGTCACTACCAGCACCACCACCAGATTGACCGTCAATTCCATTAGTAGCAGTATACTGAAAATCTGGATCTACGAGTAAATCAGCAGGAATTAAAAATGTTCCACCTGATCCACCAGCACCACCATTATTTCCTCTTTGTCCTCCATCTCCACCGTAAGCATAGATGGTTTTGTTGGTGCCTTTCCAGTTAAAAGTAGCATAAGCATATCCAGCATCACCACCATCACCAAAACTACCAGCTCCGCCGCCGCCAGGAGCAACTAAGTTTACAGTAATTTGAGAGAAAGATTCTCCAGGACCTGTTGCAACAGGACTTGCGTTGATTGTATCTGGACTAGTAATATATTCATCAAAGAAAATAACACCAGTTCCAGGAACTTCAAAAACATCTGGTTTACCACCCACTACAGTGTTGTTATTAATTACATACACTCTAGGTGCTGGAGTCTCAGTAACATCACTAAAACTACCAGAGGCAATACGTGCTGTAATTGTTCCAGTTGCAGTTGTTGGAGATGGAGCACTTTCTGGAACATATGTAAAATTAACACTGCTCAACTGATCTGGTAATACTTCAACAGCACCATTAAACTCATCTGGAACCGCACCACTGACAGTAACAATCATTCCAGAGTCAAAGTTATGTGGTGCAGCAGTTCCTGCTACAACATATCCATTAGCAGAATCATAAACAAGACTTGTAATAGTAACAAGAGGAGATCCTGTTACAGGATATGTTCCATTTGCATCTGGTGGAGTTTCTGGAATGCCACCACGCAATCCAATTGCTTGAATACCAAACATGTCAAGAGCATTTGCACTTGCTTCATTACCAGACTGCAGTTCATTTCCACCACCAGCATTTGTGCAAGTTTGTGAAATTGTAACTGTTTGTCCTGTAGTCTGGTTGGCAGCAGGAATGTTTATGAAACTCTGTGTCCAGTATGCATATACAGCATCATATGCATCAAATCCTGATCCAGATTCAATACCATTTTGAGCGTTAAAGTCTTGTCCCGATGGAATAATTTCCTGACTAACACCACCAATAGTAACTTGAAGTCCTTCACCTGTATTGTTAGGTCTTTCTCCACCATTGCTATCGTTACCGCAAATAGCAAAGATATACAACTGAGTATATCCAGTAAAATCCATAGTATAAGTTACAGATCTATTAGTCTGCAATGTATTACCAAAAGTTCCAGAGCTTCCATATCCAAATGCCAGGTATCTATCACCTTTGTCGGTAACAGCGGGAGCAGCAAATCCACCAATCTCTCCAGATCCACTACCATATAATTCTAAGGAAACACCACTATAAACAGCGGTGTTAGTTAAAATACTATCATTTACATCATAATTGACATCAATAGGAACATTAGGATCTTCGCCACCAATACCAGAAACGTTTCCATATGTCGCCATTCTTGGATCATTTAATGGTTCTGCAGAAATACCATGAGAGTGTCCTAATGCCAGTCCACCAGATCCTTGTGGTTCAAATGGAGCAACATTTGCTCTTGATTTGTTATAAAGAACAGCATATTGATCAGATGGTGTAGATCCAAATTCAGCTTCTAATCCTTCATCTGGTTCGGACGAAAGAATATAGTGAAAGTGTTCTACTGGTCTACTGAAAATATAGTCATCAATTGGTCCTAATTGATAGGTTACAGATCCAGTAATAAATGTAAAGACATCCGAATTAATATTTGTGTATCCAGTTGTTCTTACGTTTCCAACTGTAAAGAATACACCGCCGTCTAAAAGATCATCTCTAGAAATATACCATCTACCACCACTTTGTCCGACATTGTTAATAAGAGCATTCTCAACTGTTGGTGATCCTTCACCATCAACTGCTCCATATCCAACAATAACTTTGTCTCTATAATCAGGTAATCTAAAAGTTCCTACTTGGAATGGATAATCATCTTCACTAAAATTCTTTCTAAAAGAAATATTTGGATGAGTTCCACTACTAAAAACAATAGTTGCACCAGGAGTTGGTGTTATTGTTGTTGGGAATATAATTTCATATGCATATTCAGTTCCATCTCCTGGCAACTGAGCTGAAACATCTTCAGTTGGTGCTTGAGTAGAGAAAAATGTATCATATGGGAAATTAGTAGCATCCAATGCACCTCTGCCATTTCCAGAATCAAGAATTCTAAAATTTACACCATATGGATATGGAAGTTTAAGACCACCAGCAATAGATCCATCTTGAAGTAAATTAAAAAATGCTTTACCGTTAATCCAATATAATTTAGTTACACCACCCGCTTGTGTTGGTTGAGTTCTCTCTACAGCAGGAGAACCACCATAAGTATTTCCAACAGAACGATATAAGAAAGGATAATCTCTAATATTTAATTCTCTGCCATCACAGTAAAGATAATTTTTATATCCATACTCAGGAGATTGTGCTGCGTCAGAAAAATTATCAACCAAGACAGAAACAATCGATCCAACGGGAGCATACTGTCCGTCAGTTTCTTGTTTATACGATGTAAATCGATTTCTATATGAGACTGTCATTAGTATTTGATAAGAAACTCTTGAACAAGGTATGGTTGAATGAACTGGTCAGCTTTATTCTCTTCGTTAACGTTAATACTAATCGTAGAAACTAAATTTGATGAAGGAATAAAACTAGGTGATGTATTCACTTGGTATGTATGTGGTTGTGCAGTAAAATTAACAAAGTGTCTGTGAGATCCATCGTTGCCAGTTGCTTCTACTTGATTTGTTACGTTGTTAATTGCAGCAAAAGAATTTGAATCAGAGTCTTTAAATGAGTCAAAAGGCAGGTTAGCATCGCTATAATTTGAACCTAGAGTGATAGGACCAGTTCTTGGTTGTGCAATATATCCACCAATAGCACATCCAGGGAAACCAACTGATTGACACTTAACAGCAACTGTTCCTTGATATTGAATGTTTCCACATGTAGCTTCTTCTTGTGATCCAGCACCAGGACATCCACCACCACTACCAGACCAAATTGGGAATCCACAATTATAACCTTCTGGAATCAAACATTCATATGAAGTTGTAAATTCACAACCACTAAAACATCCAGCATAGTAAGTTCTTTGACATCCTGCAGCGTTTGACTCCTGTTGAACTACAGAAGACAATCTAATTCTAGTAGCATTATAATAGCAAAGGTCTTGTCTTGTATTGTTTGCCCAGTCAACTACACATAATGTAGATTTTCTAGTGTAAGAGTTTCTGCCAAATGCAGCATATTCATTTCCTGTTGAAGATGCAACTCTGGTTCTATTACCATCATGGAAGTGTGCGTGTGGAATAAATCCATTAGATAGCACGTCAGATGTTTCTGTATAGTTACCAGTGGATCTCGTAAATCCTGGTTCACCTGTAATAGCAATTGTTTGAGACGGCAAGAAGAACGATCCTTGATATAGAATCTCATATTGTGTTCCAATATTACTCTGAACTTCTAAACCAACACCAGACTTTGTAATAGTATTGTCATTATCATCTTGAATGTAGAGATCAACATAGTCACCCAAGTTTGCTCCACTTGAAGCACGAATCTTTTTTGATCCAAAGTCAGGTAACTGAAACTGATTATCTAATAAAGTTTGTTCTGGTTTTTTAAATCTTGATAGAGAACCAGTTCCTAAAACCTCTGCAAGTGCTGGAAAAACTTCAGCAGCATAGATTGAACCATCACATCTAAGATATCCAGCAGGGAGCTGATCTCTTGTTTGAGTATCTTCTGGATCATTAGATGTTAACTGTCTAGACCAATTAATAATAGATCCAGTTGTTGTTCCAACTTTAGATTTTTCTCTGTTATAAAATACTGCCATTTAGTATGCCCTCATTATAATCAGAGTTGTAACTGAAGGTGTATTTGCATTGATCTGAACACTTAATGCCTTATCAACACTAACAGGAGCAATGGTTCCTGTCGTCATATTATTTATGAGGATTGTGCCAGGAATTCTCATTTGTCCCTTGGTCATAGCAAGGTCAATTGTGAAGTGATTGTGAGATGCAAGAGACTCTGAGTTCCACGCATCAGCATTGTGGTTTAGGGTAGTTGGATATGGATATAAAGTGCTTCCACCTCTAGAAGAAGCAACTGTTCCAGAACTATAGAAGTTTTTTAAACCTTGATAAGTTCCAGATGGAGGGAATGGAGAAGAAACTGCTGGTGATTGAACGTTAATGATACAAGTGTTTGGATCTTCATAATCAATAGTGTTTCCATATCCACTAACTGCTCTAGAACTTCCAGGAATAGCAGGAACATTTGCAGGAGCAGCAGTAAAATCCCTGAACTGGTTCATTGTGGGAAGAGTAAATGCTGACTCATCATACCAAGTTACAAGTGCAGTTCCTGGGTTAAATCTGTCTGCACCATCTTCTGATGGATTGATTGCTTCGGCACTAACTGTTGTATATTCAGAGTCCTGAACATCGTAGTTACCAGCTTCAAATAGTCCAACATAACCACCGCCAAGAACTGCAGAAGGATACTTAGCATCAGCATCTTCTGGTTGTGGGTGACTGTGACCAGGAGTATGGTCAATACCTAGTTTTCTAGGAATAATTCTTCCAGTAGCAAAATAAGCAGGATCTTCAATTGTAATTCCTGTAATCTTACCACTCAAATTAGAATCGGACTCAATAGAAAAATTAACATCAATATATGATAATGCAATGTTTGGTGGAGCAGCATCAGCACCATTTTCTGTAATATATTGACCAACAACTAGTTGCGTTTCTGGAGGAAGTCTAGATCCCTCAAGGTCAACCATGCCAGTATTATTTAAATTAGGCAGAGTGAACAAGTCATTTTCATCATAATTTGGATATGCATTCTGAATACCTACAGGTGGTCCCCCAGGTTCCTGAAAAGGACCATATGTATTGCCAAGAAGTTGTGCCAATAGAGGATAATCTCTTGCTAAAAGAGTTTGTCCTCTACAAACAATCCATCCAATTGGAATAGAATCTTCATCTAGTTTTGAATTACTAGAAGAACCTCCCCAGGGCATGATCGTCCCGATGGGGGACTGTTTCGATGCCCTGATTCTATTATAACTTGCCATCTATTAGACCTCCATTAACCACCATCCTTGAACGGCGGATGGTATACCTACTTGACCATTGCTATCAGTAGATCCGAGATATACGAGACTAAATGCCGCATTTGGTGTTTGAACAACCATTTCTCCAGAAGGATATGGTGTCAATCTACCACCAAGAAGCGTTCCAGTATTATCTCCCTGAATCTTAGTTCCAGAGGATTCAGCAGTTCTGACAACAAGTGAAGTGTTGTAGCTTAGATTACCACTGACATCAATTAGTCTGACAACATCTCCAGTTTGTGGTGAAGTTGGCAGTGTAACTACTAGCGTTGATTGTGCTGTAGTATTTACCATGTAAATGATGTTAGGAAGTAGAGTTAGATCTTCCTCAGCAGATGCAGAAGAGATATATCTCGTATGAGAACCACCACTCGAAGTAAAGAAGTTACTATAACCGAACGAGTCGATTGAGTTGTCTTGCTTGATTGCAAACTTCTTAGTTCCATTAGGTCCTAGATTCTGAACAGATAATTGCTCTAGAGTCGTAGATGGTGTTGCAATCGGATTACCAGTAACTGTGAGACTTGTCTCAGCACCAACATTACCTAAGTTATCAACGAAGAACGATGGAGTATCGCTGTCTGGGTTCTCGATAATGTTCTCTGGATCAGAAGAACTGAACAGATAGAAGTCACCACGAGCAACAACACCAGCATCCCAGAATAGTAGACCTTGGTGATCTGCGTGTCCGTCATCATTGACGAAACCAAATAGTCTCGTTGTATTGACAGAATCATAAATCTCAAGGCTTCCACCAATCATATGGATATTGGAAGCAATGTTTGCTGTTCCACTTCTGAACTCAATAGCACCGTCCTTTCTCTGCTCATCCATGATAGCAGTATGGACTACACCCTTGAGTCTTCCAGTTACAGCAGCAAATGTTTGTGCTTCATGCTCAGAGTTAACAAAAACTAACCAACCAAGATAATCTAACTTTTGCTGTGCAATGTATCCTTTATCGAGAATTACTGAACAATAGTTGGTTTGAGCACCTTGGATTGTTCTAGTTCTCGTTTGAATATCAATGATTCTAGCAAATTCGCCGTGCTTAATTACTCTTCTAACAACATTACCAACAGCAAATACATCATCTCCTGGAGTAAATGGTTCATTTGTAATTAAACCATCGCCAGCAGACTGAATAACGATAGTTGGGTTTGCTGGATCATTATCAACGATATCGTTGATATATCCAATCTGGAATGTTCCGATTCCAGTAGAAGCAGCAGTAGGATCTCCAACGAAGACATAATCACCGATTGCAAATGCACCAGATCCAACACCCAGAGATTGAACAGGAATCTGAATCTGACTTGAAGAACCAGCAACAGTTGCTCTGATTGTTGTGGTAGGACCACCATCAGACATCATCTGAGGATCATAGTAGAAGCTGTATGCGTATTCAATCTCACCGTTATTGAATGCGGTTACAATATCATCAGTATCACTGATGTTATTTGTGTATCCACCACGCTCGCCAAATTCAACTTCAATTCTACCGTAATGAGATCCAAGATGTGTAGTGCCTGTGCAAGTATCTACTTCAAATGTAGGAACGCTTTCTCCATTTGTTAGGAGAAGTTTTTCGTTTCTACGAGCCTGGAAGTTTACATTGGCAGAACCGCCACCCGCCATTGGTTTGTCAAGGAAGATTCTATTATTTGCAACATCAATTGCCGCAACATGTGTATCAAATAGAGGTTGTAATGTAGCTTCATTGGTAACAATCTCAATAACATCACCGATTTGAATATCACTGATTGTCTTATCTGATGTTGATACCACAACGTTGGTAAGAACCTTGGTATTGACTACAGAATTTGCAGAGAATGCAATGTTACTGATTGTTCCACAACCACCAGAAATTGTAAGTGTGTTGTTGATAGTTGTGCCACCCTTGATGATAGTATCACCAGTTACAGAGTTGACGACAAATACATCACCAGATTCATCATCGCAATCTTCACCATCATTGATTCTAAACTTCTGAACTTCTTGCGAGATTGGCGTGTTTACAGCAACATATTCTGGAGTTCCAGTAGAATCATTTCTGCTGAGGATAACATAATCGTTTGTGGTTAGATTTCCACCAAACTCAGCAAGATAGAAGTTATCTTGTGCTCCAGCACCATCAACACCAATCTCCAACCAAGTAGCATCAAACTGAACGTTGACTTTATAAATTGGAGTTGTGTCTGGGTGATTTGTTAGAACACCACCAAAAGCACCAAATGGTTGACGCTTAACTCTTAGATAGAAAGGACCAACATTGCCTCTCATTACCTCAAGAATTTGAACAATTTCAGGGTGACCACTTGCAGAAACTGCACTATCAATGATGATATAATCACCAGTTGTTAGATATGGATCACCATTATTCTTGTTAGGTGAATTCTTGATTGGTAGATAATACTCGTCGCCAGTTAGAGTTGGTAGATCCTGAGGTTCAACTTCAGGTGTTCCACCAATGCTGGTTACTTGTTGTTGATATGCAGTTCCACCCCATTGACCAGAACCAGCAGTATCAACTGCGTTGTATCCATCATCAGTTGGTTCTAAGACAAGAACATTAAGAATGTCAACGTTCTTAGTGAATGATCCATCTGGTTCTACACCATCACCATGAGAAGAAATGGTCGAACCCATCTGTGCTCTGTCACCGATGAAGGAGAAGGAAGCAAGACCACCGCAAAGTAGGATGTTACCATCAAACTTAGCAGAAGCAATAACATGTAGTGAGTTGTTGATTGTAGTTGTTCCGCCCTGGCCAGCGATATTAATTTCAGAAGCATTGAGACCGAAGTTAATAGTCGAAGGACCACCAGAGTTAGAGAAGAAACTAATTAGTGAAGCTTGTGATCTTAGTTCTGCAGATCCACCTGGGCGGCGGAATCCGAGCCACATATCACCATCAACACGTAGATTCTGTGTTCCAACTCTTACAAATGACTGGTCTTGGTTCGTGTTACCAAAAGCACCACCAATTACAATCTTACTAATTCCACTTCCTGGTGTTGTAATAGATCCATTAGCAGCAACAGTAGCACTATCAGGAGTATTTCCAATCCAGAAATTGCTGTGGTCAGATAGATTGCCGACGTAGAAGAACTGATCGCCCTGAACAGCATTACCAATTCTAAATGTATTGGTGCTTGAGTTGTTACCAATAGCAATTGTTTGAGCGTTTGTTGTAACATCAGCAAATCTTACTGTCTCTGCACCGTTAACTAGGTTAACAATGTTTGCGCTATTTGCAAAGTTTAGAGTTCCAACAAATCCAGTATCTGTAATTAGATTGAATGTGCCAGATGTGGTGTCAGTTCTTACCTCTGTTAGAGTTCCATCTCCATGAATCTCGATGTCACGCTCAAAGCGAACATCTTCAGTAAATCTTGCATCACCCTTAACAACCAGTGCTCTATCTAATTCACTGTTATTAACGTTAATACCAACCTTATTCTCATTATTACCTCTACCAGATTCAGTAATTGCTACAGTTTCAGTAGAAACACGGAAAGCAGCAGTTACATCATCGATGTCCTCACTGTTTGGCGATGGAATTTCATCCAACCAACCAACGACAAGAGCATCAGAAATTCTATTCTTGTTGCGATCAGCATACTCATCATTTGAAAGCCAATCAGTTGTCTTACGACCGCTGATATATGCGTTACCAACAACATCTAGGTTTGCACGAGGATCAGTGTTCTGAACCTCAACAAATGCATCCTTATATGCATCATGCGTTGCTCTGTTGATGGTGTTGATACCAAGTTTAAAGTCGCCCCATGTCTCAGTTTCAGTTCTCAGTGCTTCAGCACCTAGGACACCAAATTCCTTCCAGTTCGATACAGAGAACGAAACAAGAGCATTTGGAGATGGGTTAATCGCAGCATTAATAATACCAGTGCTCCAAGTCTCATCAAATGCACCGATTGGAGATCCAGTTCTTGGAGTGATCTGGAAGTATACAACGTTGCTGGTTGGAGAGAATGGATATGCCTGAGTATTAAGAACTGGCCATGTTCC